GCCTGCTGCGCGGCCTGCTGCTGGCCCTGCTGTTGCAGCGCGAGACGCTGCGCCTCGAGTTGGCGGTCCTGCTGGTCGCCCTGAGCCTCGAGCGCCAGCCGCTGTTGCTCGGTCTGAGCCTCCTGCGCGGCCTCTGCCTGCCGCATCTGAAGCTTCTGCTGCTCGCTCTGCTGCTGCATCTGGAGCTTCTGCCCCTCGAGTGCGAGGAGCGGGTCCTGCGGCGCTGTCATTTGGGCCTGCTGCAGCTGCTGCACGATCTGCTGCGCCTGCTGGATGACTGGCGGCAGCGACTGGAACACCTCCGTACCGCTTTCGAGTGCGGTCATAGACGCCTCGGCCAGCATGCGGTCCATCGCCTTGCGCGCCTCGGGCTCCTTGCCCATCTCCTTCATGATCTCGCCGATGTCCTCGCCGCCCATCGCGTCGTTGACGAGGTCGAAGACCTCCGCCGCGTACCAGAGCAGGACGTGTTCCTTGAGGTGCTGCAGCATGGCGGGCAGGAAGACCGGCTGCACCATTGGGTTAGCGCCGAAGGTCGGGCTCTGCATGAAGGCGAGGTGCGTCTTGAGGTGGGCGACGTGGTCCTGCTCGGGGAAGGCCGTGACCGGCTTGCCCAGTGCGGCGGTGACGTTCTCGTTGACCGCGTTCTGCTCCTTCGGCTCGGTCGGCGGGAGCAGCAGGTCCTTCGCGTTGGGTATCTTGAGCGTCTCGAGGATGCGCTCCTCGACTTTGCGGACGTTGTAAAGTTGCGGCAGAAGTTGCGCGCGTTGCGAGACAGCCTGCACCTGCGCGTAGCGCTGCGTCTCACTGAAGATGTTAGGGTCGGAGACCGGCACGACGTCGAGCGGGCCTTCGAAGTCCTTGCGGCTGGCCAGCTCCTCGCCCGTCTCGTTCTCGATTGCCTCGTCGTCGAGGTGCGTCGCGTCGAGGCGGTGTAGGATGCGCAGCATGCGCGCCATCGCGTCGTGCAGGCGGGCATGGATCGAGCTGTAGACGACCGCGCCCTGCTCGAGCTTGGCGAGCGTCGTGCCGACTGGGGCGTTGGGGTTGCCGTCGGCGATGTCCTCCATTGAGGTACGCACGACACCCTTGCCGGTCTCGATCAGGAAGCCGAGCAGCTGGAACAACACCGGGCTGGGTGGGTTGTACGGCAGCGGCATCGCCAGCTTGCGGATGTCGTCGACGTTGAAGCCGCCCTCGATCTCGACGGTCTGGGTCGGCTGGATGGTTTGGCTCTGGCCGCCCGAGGAGCCGCCCTTGAGCTTGAGCATGGTCTGGCTGTTGCTGATGTGCGCCGCGTCGAGCAGCGCGCGCAGGGCGCCGGTTGATGCGGCTGCGAGGCCGCCGATCATGTGCGGCAGGCCAATGGGGTACGCGCCGCGCCACGGGATGAAGGGGAACTCGACGTACCACTGCAGCTCTTCGCGGCTCTCGTCGTCCTCGGCCCAGTTGCGGTAGATCGACAGCACCTTGCTCGACGGCTTGTCGATGCTGATGATGTAGGGTGAGGCGTCCTCGTCACCGATCACCGCCGTGGCGTTGATCTCGTAGATGATGCGCAGGCCGTCCTCGTTGTAGCTCGACTGCTCGCGGCCCTCGATCCTGTCGTTGGCGGTGCCGCTGAGCGACTGCTCGGGCTCCATGCCGGCCAGCGCGATGTCGACGTCGCGGTACATGCCGCTCTTGACCCGCTCCTCGTAGTCGAGCTGCGTCAGGTACTGGACGTGCGTCTTGCGCTGCGCGGAGTAGAAGTTGGTCGCGGCGAAGGGTAGCAGCATGTCGTCGATGGCGACGAACAGCGGGTTGGGCCGCTTGCGGCGCTCGTCCCACGACAGCTTGAGGTACTGCGCGCCACCGAGTGGCACCTGCGTCATGAGCTGCTCCAGCTCGGCGCGGAAGTCGGGGCACTGCACGGTCAGCTGCCAGTTGAGCAGCCGCGTCTTGCGGTCGGCCTTGGCCACCTTGGCCTCGGTCACCTTGCCGGGGATGTACGCCTTGGCGGGTCCCTCGGGCGGGAACAGCTCCTTCATGGCGCGCGCGGCGAAGTCGACGCAGGCCTCGGTCAGCATCGGGTGGACGACCTTGCTCGCCCCTTGGAAGGAGGCACCGCCGGGGGCGTCGTCGCCCAGCCCGGTGCGGCGCAGGCCCTCCTCATACTGCTCGTCGCGGCGCTTGCGCGCCTCCTTGTCCTTGGCGATCAGGTCGATGAACTGCTGCGCGATGCGGCTGAGGTCGCCCTCGTCCATGTCCTCGGCGAGGTTGGAGTAGAACTCAGGATCGTCGACGTCCCCATCGCCGTCATCCAGCCGCACGATGGCGCCGCCGTCGTCGGTGTCGGTTACGCCGTCGTCCTCTTCAGGAAGCTCGATCAGCTCACCCGCCTGCGCGCCGGTGTCCTCGTACTCGGGAAGTTCAGCCAAGTCCGGCCCCCTAGACAGCGTATGGGTTCACGACCGGCTCCGGCGTGGAGACGGTGTCGCGTTTGGTCTTTACCATCTGAAGCAGGCCCGTGTCCATAGCCACGCGCAATGCCTGCGTGCAGGCGTCGACGTGGTCGTCGTGCTTGATGCTGCCCTCGCCAGCGAAGCTGCATAGCTGCGTTATCAGGCTGTCGCACCAAGTGCGCGGCTTGCCTGCGTGGCGGTCGCTCTCAGGCACCCACACGCGGCGCTGGGCGAAGATCGGCGAGACGATGTGGAGGCGGCTCAGTTTGTCAGCGCGTCCGGGGTTGTAGGCGTAGGCCTCGATCTTGCTGGCGGCCAGAGCCTGCCGCAGGCTGATGCCGCTGCCCTTGTCCTCGATCAGGATCATGTCGGGCTTGCGGCCTGAGGTGAGGGGCTTGTTACTACCGAATAGCGGCTTGATGAGGGCGCTGTCCTCGTCGTCGCCGTAGGCGGTGTTCATCTCGCGCTTCACCCGCTTGAGCAGATCAGGGAAGGACAGGTGGTCCTCCCAGCAGTCGAGCAGCAGGACGTGGGCGACGGTCTTGACCCAGAAGATGCCCCACACCGAGCACGCGGTCGGGTCTGGGTCGCCCTTGCTGTCGAGGGTCTTCTCGGTGAAGGCGGTATCGAGGCTCATGATGATGCGCTCGAACTGCGGCAGCGGCTTCTTGGCGGGCCACAGGTTGATCCAGCTGCGTTGCACGATGCCTGCCTCTTCAGGGTCGATCAACTCGCCGTCCAGTTCCTGACGCCCAAGTTTGGTTCCGATATACGGCTCGAGTTGATCGAAGAAGCTCTTGGGCAGGTTCTTCCGGTTGTCGGTAGTCGCGCCGCGCACGATGATGCGGCCCTCCCGTGGTGTGCTCAGCCGCCGGATGATCTCACGTGGCTTGGGTGTGGTTGTCCACACCACCTGCGGGTTGTCCCCGAGACGCAGGCCCATCATGGCCATATCCCACGTTTCTTGCGCGTACTGCCACGCCGCTATTTCATCGCAGTTATGGACGAGGATGCCGTTGGCAAAATACTCAGGCTCACCCTCCACCTTCAAGCAATACACAGGCTCTCGCGTCTGTAACTTTTCTACGGCCCTGACTACGAGTGGTATCAGCACAGGCTTTCGTACAGAAGCGCATGCCGTCGCGCTTGGGGATGAACTGCGCCCCGCAGCGCGCGCAAACTTTTGGGGTGAGGGGGCCGTGCGGGTTCTGCCGACGGTGCTTGCCGCCACAAGCGCCGGAGCAGAACCGGCTCGTCCACCGCTTCGCGGTGTACCCCACCCCGCAAAAGTCGCAGGACCGCTCCTTTGGCCCAGAGGTGCCCATACGCCAGCGCTCGAGGCATTTGTTGCCGCAAAAACGCCTAGGCTCCCCTGTGATAGTGCGGGAACTGAACACTTGGCCGCAGCCCGCGCAGGAAGCGGCCTTGTATTGGGCGTTGTCCCACGCGCGCCGCATAACCCCGTAACCTGAAAGGCGTTGGCTATCAGTAGCCGCGCGACCGAGGTGATGGTGGCTGCTGTGCGCCCCACTAGCCAAGAGACGCAGGTTGGTCGGATCGTTGTTCTGTACGTCGTGGTCGGCGTGGTGGATGTGGTGACCCTCGGGTATAGGTCCGTTGGTGCGCTCCCATACAGCCCTGTGCAGCCGGAGGGTGCGTTTTGGCTTGAAGGATTTGTCAGTCCGTTCGTAGTAGCCGCCTTTGTACGCGTGCCACCGTTTACCGCCCCACTCCACGCAGTTGTCGCACACAGCACGTCTCCTATACTCACCTCACCGGCTGGAACCCAACCGCGCGAGGTGAGTATAGGATGGTCGTTAGTAGCGGTCAATCCTGAAGCACCATAAAGTATGCGGACCTGTGCGTTGGGGTTGCCACTACGCCCCGCCACCAGAACGCGACGGGGGCCTTCCCGTGTCATAACCAACTCGTCAACTTGTACCTCGTCCACGCGGCGCTCGCTGCCATCACCCATCAGCACAAGAGTGTCCCCCGGCGTACACCAAGCTCTGCATGCCTGTGGCCCGCGCAACCTCTCAGGCCGCTCCGCGCTGAAGCCGACCAACCGGCTCTCGCCGCCCGCGCAGTTGCGGATGGTGACAGTCAGGTCAGTCTTGTTGTGGTCGATGAGCAGCTCAGGCGGGAGCACACTCAGAATGCCGCTCTCGCCCTCGATGGCGACCCGTTTGACGTCTCCCAGTGTGGGGCAGATGACGTAGCTGTCGAAGCCGCTGGGGTCCTCGTAAGCGGCGCGGGTAATCCACTCGGCACCGACGCGGGTCTTGCCGAAGCCGCGCCCGGCCATAAAACCCGCCTCAGTCCAATCACCGTCGGGTGGTATCTGGTTAGGGCGCGCGGTCTGCAGCCACCTGACCTGCCACTGCAGGAAGGCGATGTCCTCGGGGGACATGTGCTCGATCAAGGCCTCGGCGTTGTCGAGGAGGCTCACTGGAGCTTGCCCAGCTCGTAGGTGTGCTCCCGGCGATCCATCGAGTTGTGGACGAATAAACCCACCTCAGTCTCCTCCGGGCAACACCAACAACAGCG